ATTCAAGGATTGCCGTCGCAAATGGTGGCTCAACTATTACCGTCGCCTCCAGCCACGTCAAAAAGACTACACTGGTGCTCTTGCTCTAGGCTCTCGTATCCACGAGGCTCTAGACCAGTACTACTCGACAGGTAAGCCCCTACTTGAGGCTCACGCTGACTTGGTGGCTAAAGACATGGCAACTCTCGTTGAAGAGTACCGTGACACTCACACCCTAGAGGCTGAGGCAGAACTGGGTCGCATCATGCTTGAGGGTTACCTTGAGTGGATGGAAAACGAGGGTATTGACGCAGACTTGGAAATGATTTCCACTGAAGAGATTATCGAAATGCCACTCTTTGACGGCAAGGTCATTCTTCAGGGCAAGTTGGATATGCGTGTTCGTCGCCTCACCGATGGCGTTCGTATGTTCCGTGACTTCAAAACTGTTGGTGGCTCATTCTCTGACTTTGGAAGTCAGGCTCAGATGAACGAGCAGATTAAGACATACATGCTTTTGGAAACTGCACAAAACAAGTCTCCAGAAGAACGCGCCGAGGGTGGTATCTTTACGATGCTAAAGAAAGTAAAGCGTACTGCTAACGCACGCCCACCTTTCTACGAGCAGATTGAAGTTCGCCACAACCAGTTCACCATGCGTGCATTCTGGCAGCAGATTCACGGAGTTATTCAGGACCTACTTAACGTCAAGGCTGGTCTTGATGCTGGTGGAGACCCCAACTATTTAGCATATCCACGTCCTACCAAGGACTGTAAGTGGAAGTGTCAGTTCTACGCTATTTGCCCGCTTATCGACGACGGTAGCGCCGCCGAGGCAGCAATTAGCGAGATGTATGTGTCATCCGACCCATATGGTTACTACAAATCAGACGATAAGAAAGGTAGTGAGAACTAATTGTCAGAAGTACATCGTTCCCTCACCCTAATGGTCTATGGTGAATCAAAGGTAGGTAAATCTACTTTCGCCGTTACCGCACCGTATCCTCGTCTCATGCTTGACGTCGAGGGTGGACACCGCTTCCTCCCAATCAACGTCAAGTATTGGGACCCTATGCGCGAAGAGCCACCTGTGGCCGATGGCACATGGGACACTGTTGTTGTTCAGGTTCGTGATTATGACACTGTCATCAAAGCGTTCCAGTGGCTTCAGGCTGGTAAGCACCAGTTCAAGTCGCTCATCATTGACTCTATCTCGGAGTTGCAGGTGAAGTGCATGGACAACATCGCTGGCACAGAGCAGATGAAGATGCAGCAGTGGGGCGAATTGCTTCGCCACATGGGTCACCTTCTTCGTGACTTGCGTGACCTCACGTCGCACCCTACCCAGCCTCTTGAGGCAGTTGTTATGACTGCTATGGCTATTCGTGGTCAGGACGACCGTATGCACCCTTACCTTCAGGGACAGTTGAAGGTTCAGGCTCCATACTTCTACGATGTTCTTGGATTCATCTCTAACGAGACTTTCAAGCACCCTGACCCAACTCAGCCAGACTACCGCGCTCGTCGTATGTACGTAGAACGCACGGAGCAGTTCGAGGCTGGAGAACGTGTTCAGGGACGCCTAGGTGCTATTGTTGAGCAGCAGGACATGAGCATCGAAATTATGTTGGATAAGATTTTCGGACCGCGTGCGGCCGATAAGAAGAAGTCGTCTTAGAAATAAGTCGACTAACTGTACAGTTAGGAAAAACACATGACCGCATTAAACTGGGGTGACCTTGTAAAGGACGCACCTGAATCGCAGACAGGTTCTTATGAACCTATCCCTGACGGTGATTATGACCTTAAAGTCATTGAAATCTCATCGTCAACAACTTCAACTGGTAAGACCATGTTTAAGTTGACCACGGAAGTCCAGGGTGGCGCTTACGCTAAGCGTCGCGTATGGGACAACCTCGTTATCTCGCCTGAGAACAAGAACGCTCTTGGTATCTTCTTCTCAAAGATGGAAGCCCTTGGAGTCACTCGTGAGTGGTTCCAGAGCAACAATCCTTCGAACGCTCAGGTCGAGGCTGCAATCAACGGACGTTCGTTCCGTGCTCAGATTGGTTCGGAACTCTACAACGGAGAGAAGAAGAACCGCTTGAAGCGTTACTACGTAGTTCAGGCATCGGCAAGTTCAGTAGCACCTAGTGCTCCTGCCCCTGCTCCTGCTCCTGCTGTAGCATCTGCACCTCCTGCACCTCCTGCTCCGCCTGCGCCTCCTGTTGCTGATGCATCTTCAGCAACTTCAGCGCCTGCTGACGCTCCGTTCTAAAAGCGGTAACCCTATGGGGGCATCACTTACTTCTGTGAGTGGTGTCCCCATTATTACGAGGAAAGTAAAATGTCTAAAATTTTTTTGACGGGAATGACTGCCCCGCATGCATCTGTAAATGCAAACACCATCAACTTGAGTTTCGCTGGGGCAGTATGTAAAGCCCTGAGTAAGGCTGGTCACGAAGTAACTTGGGCTGACCCAAGTGTTTTTATGACTCGCAAATCTTTAGAGCAGTTTGACGCTATTTTAGTTGGAATTGCTCCACCGACAAGTCTTGGGGCTAACAGAATCTACGGGGCACTGTCTGTAATCGATTTGATGAAGGACTCAAGTAAACTGCATCTTTTTGTAGACTCTCCTACTAAGAGTCAGATTGAAGTCGGCATCCGTGCTCTTATCTCAGACAAAGATAAAGTAACTAAAGATTTCTACTCATACCGCAAGGAATTTTCAGCGGTAAAAAATGATACGGAAATACTTAACCGTGTCTTGGGCGGGCTAACTTACCTCTACGAGCAGGAATGGCCTAAGACTTTAGTGGCATCTTTACCTTGGACCACTCACGAGTCTGTGAAACTAGCCCCTAATGCTAAAAAGAATCTGGAACTTATCAACCTAGACGCCTTATTGATTGAGGAAATAGGTGAGCACCCTGTGGAACGTGTAGGTAAGTGGGTCACTGAGTCACAGACCAAATGGTCTGATGGAATTGTATCTACCCTAACCAACCCTTGCGTGAAGATGAGATGGAATAAAGGATGGGGTGACGCCCAAGTTATGGAACAGATTTGTCGTTCTATCGGAGCAATAATCTCTCCAGATAAAAAAGACGGCACATCTTGGAATTACAGATACGTTCAGGCTGTGGCATCCCAGACTCCAGTAGTAACAGACTGGAAAGAAAGCATGAGAATTGGGGAGTCGTGGGCTGTACTAGCACCCGTACTTGATACAATGAATCAGTCAGGTAGAGACTTTCTGGCTCTAGCGCAAAAGGAATCCTACCTAACTGCTATTCCCAAAGTTTCTAAGTCGTTAGAACTTTTAGAATCAGCACTAGATATTTAGGAGAAATCATGGCAAAAGTGAATTACGACTGGGTAAAAGACCAGTTTGCTAAAGCAAAGATTAAAGTTGGCGTTGGTATGGCTGTCTTGGAATTCCTGAAGACTTGGGAAAAGATGACAATCAATGACGCAGATGCTAAAAAAGTATTTGAAATCCTTTCTAAGGTTGCCTTAGGACACGCATTGGTGGCTGAGGGCGAGGGCGTTTGGATTGACGCTATGCCAGGTAACATCAAAGTTGGAGATGTTGTTCGTGTCAAGGTTGACGCTTTTGGTCCAGAAATGGGTCCAATCCACAACGGACGTTTGGGAGTAATCGTAGCAGTCCGCTCTGGTGACATCATTGTCAACTCGACGGATGATGTAGAGCCTAAACTTGCTGGGACTCACTACTCTCCTTATCACCTACAGAAACTGGTTAGATAGTGCGTAGCAAAGTAAACTACAAAGTTTATGGCTCTAACTTAAAGGAACTTGAGAGACGAGCACTTCAAGTAATATCTGAACTACTTCAGGTAGACGATGCTGAGGAGTTAAAATCAAAAGTAGATTTTGAAATGGAAATTTCTACTGAAAGCATTATTGACAGTAACGAACTAAATCAGATAGAATCTTTTGTAGCCAATGTATGGGCTAAGATAAAATAGTAAAGCAACACCAAACGACAAAACGACGAAAGAACAAATAGACATGCAAACATTCGTACCAGTAGCGACTTCGTTCCACGCCAGTGCCACTGTATTGGACCGTCAGAGGCTCAACAAGCAAGCCCTAGAGGGTTGGCAGATTCTCATGACACTACTAGAACTAGACCCTCAGGGGGACCACAGAGTGCCTAAGGGGTGGGTAAACCACCCTGCGGTCAAGATGTGGAGAGGCTACGAAACTTCCCTGTACGTGTACATTCAGCAGATGGTAACTGAGTGGAAAAAGCGTGGGTACAACTCGACTATCGGAGATAAGGCTAAGGCTACAATGCTCCGTGCCCATGAACTTGGACTAATTGATATCCACGATATTAAGTATCCTCATTGGGTGGAAGACCACGAGACTTATGCTTTGATTGCTTCGAGCCATAGGACTGCCCTGCTGAGCAAGAACTATGAGTGGTACAGCCAGTTCGGTTGGGCTGAAGATACTGGCACTAAGCCAGAAACTTACGACTATATCTGGCCTGTAAATTAATTATTTTGCGGCGTGTTTTATCATAGAAGTTAAGGTATTTCATTCTATAATTTAGTTAGGATGAAAGATTCAAGAATTGGCGAAACTCTATGGAGTGAGTGGTGTGGTAACGATGCACCAGTTTCCAATTCTGAAGCGTTTATCTTCTACACAGAAGAGCATGTAGACATTCAACATGATGTCGTAAAACGTGCTCTAGCATCCTGTATTCAACGTGACGGTCTGGTCGATTCTCTTGGTCAGGCTTTTTCTTGTATTGAAGGAGAGCGTTCAGTTACCCATGGGTACGCTGGATACGTCGATGGAGACAACGAACTTACATTTTGCGATAGTGACTCAATGACTGCTACTGGAGACAAAGTAGTAAATCTGTTACCTATTACATTAGTGGAGTTCAATGTCTGAAGAAGATGTTACTGATTACAAAGACATGAGTTGGCAAGTAGACGGCTTATGCGCTAAACCAGAAAATAAGAATTTGCTTGATGCGTTCTTTTCTGATATTCCAGAGGAGAAGTATGAGGCTAAAAATCTGTGCTTTCAATGTCCAGTCCGCCGTGACTGCGTAAAGTTTGCCCTAGAGTCTAAAGAGATTTGGGGTATTTGGGGAGGCAAAGACGAGAATGAGATTCGTCGCACTCTGTCCGTCAATGCTGATGGAGTTGAGTACAGGAGAGGTCGATACCCCCAATGTGGCTATTGTTCAGCGCGTACTAGCAAACTAAAGACATACATTATTGACCTACCTGGTGGAGGTCGTTGGACTACTGCACGCATGGTTGAGTGTACTGATTGCGGATTCAAGTGGAGAAGTAGGACTAGCGCTAATGCTGTAAATGCCTACCACTCAGAGCGAGCAGATAAAAAATCAAAAAGGGATAAGACTAAATAGAGTAGAACTTATGGTTCTCTTTTAGCCTCTCATCGGTTGGGTCCAGTTCCATTGCCTTAAGGTTATGGATGGAAGCCAAACCCTTATGCCCTAAATTGTATGCCGATATAGCAGCCAAGTCGTGAGGTAGTGCTCCCCAAGCAAAATCCTCACACAGATATTCCAGAGGTTTTTCTTTGATTAGGATTGCTTGGTTTGCATACTTGAAGCATTTCTCCCAATCTCTCAGTTCGTAGTAGAAATTAGCCAAATCAACAATTGCCTCGCGCCTGTCTGGTGATTCCTCGACTGCTTTCAACAGATAGTCTTCAGCATTGCTTATGTCACACTTTGCTAGAAACCTGTAGGAAGCCGAGCGCTCTGGTGTCCAAGTTGCAGTTGGTAGTGATAGGTGTCTAAGGAATTCAGTCTTTGCTTCTTCAAACATTTTATGGAAGAAGAGTTCTCTAGCGTAATAGAAAGCATTTCTGTCGTTATTTGGGTCTTCGGCAATAGCCATCTTTAGCAACGGAAAGTATTGACCGCGAGATTTTGTATTGTCTGGGTGATGCTCGATGTTCAAAGCAATCCAACCTTGACTCTCTAAAATTCCATATGGAGTTAGGGTCTCGTGGACAGGGTGCTTCCATCGGTATCCGCGTCTGGCATGTATTTTATCTCCGCCATACTGGAGGTCGGGTGAGCCGTCTGGCTTCCAAGACCAAGTGTAGTTGTATCGTGGTCTAGTCCATCCCTCCTTATGAGCCTTTTCAAGTTCTTTTCTCCATCCAGAAACTAGTACTTCATCCATATCTAGGGATATGCAATAGTCAACATCTAGTGGTAACTGAGTTAGAACTGAGTTTCTGGCATCATCAAACCTCCACGGAGATACTTTCACATTTACTACTGTGATTTCTTTTTCAGAGAAAGCCTCAGCCTTTGCTACGGTCTGGTCAGTAGAACCTGTGTCCCCGATTACTAAATAGTCAGCGTCAATTGCCGAGGTAGCCCATCTGTCGACAAACTGCTCTTCGTTGAGGGCGATTGTGTAAACAGCAACTTTCATTTGTCTGACATTCTCCTCTTTATCTCTGTACTGCTAATCCCTTTAGTGTAGGGAATGTAAATTAGACCTATACCGCGCTCATCTAGCCAGTCCTGAGTGAATCCCATCTGGGCGTAATAGTCTTTAGTTGCCCAGTCCGAGCCGATGATGATGTAGTCAGGCTCTACTATCTCGATAGAAATTTTGGAGTCTATTCCTCCATAATTGGGTATTACTTTATCAACCCAGCGGCAGGACAATAAGATTTCTCGACGCTCTTCATAACTTAACAGCGGCGGTTTTCCCTTATATTCAGTAATGAATTCGTCTGTGTTTAGTGAAACTACGACATCTCCAAAATCAAAAGCCCTACGCAATAGATTGTAGTGACCGTGATGTGGGACATCAAAAGTGCCACCAGTGTAAACCAAAGGTCTATTTCCACTTCTCATGTGGATTTACTCCATATCTATTCCGTATAGTTCTTCATACTTTTGGTTGAATCTGTCCCCATTCTGTACCT